ATGTTTACCAGATGAATTAGCTGCCCTCATAATTAAGACAAGCGGGAGTGCATATAGGTTTGATCATACATATCTGTTGCATGATGATCGCACTGTGTCAATGGGGATGTGTCTTGTAACATTAGCCGGACAAAGTATATCTCCAATGTGGGTTAAACCAACTGAGCTAATTAAGACAGAGCAAGTAGACTATTCAATTCGAAAAACTAATTTCAATGGCATGTTCGGACTAGACTTAAAACAATCGGTGCCAGTGCGCAAGATATTCGGCTAATGTAATTACGCACATAACTAGTCTTAATATATTTAATATACTATTATGCACCAAAGCCTATGTTTATAGGTGTTTGGTGATATCCCCGCACATTAGAGACTAACTTAGGTGCAATATATTTATAATTATTTGTGGGCATATTACACCTAAGTTTATCTTTAATTATTTATATATAAATACATCTATTAACACCCTGCTAAGTAGACTATTATTTTATTTACTATCCTATTAGAGATAGATCTAGTATTAATATACGAGTACGGCGAAATGTGACGAAAAGTGACGAAAACTGACTAGGGGGGGACCACAGGGGGGGTACCTAGAATTTACAAAAATTAAAATTAGACCCATCTACTTATTTGCATTTTAGAAAAATTGGAAAAATTGGCAAGCCTACTTATTTGGTTTTCTGCTATTTGCATGTAGATCTAGTATATATTTGTACAGCACTAGTGCATCTTGTAGTTGTATAAATGGTTTAGAAGTCCTGAACGCAGTTTCAATGCGTTCTAGGACTTCCATTAGCTTATCGTCCATGTTAGTCCTTTAGTCTGTGCAATTGCAGGAAACGGTATCATCAAAATCGGGAAACATCTGTAGTTGCATTTTTGATTGTTTGATTACATTCTCATAGCTGGGGCGATCTTTTCTAAAAGTGTGGTTCTTTGCAACAGCGGAACCAATCACCTTAGCTTCTTGCGCTATCCACCAGTCCAGAGCTTCTGGGGTTTCCTTGGCAACAAGATCTAGTCTGTATCTAGATTTCAAAAAACACCCTTGGCAGTTACCCTGGTGCTGAGGTATTCCCAAATCAAAAGATTGTTTATTCCAAAATGACATTACATCGGGAAGGGTGTGTTTAGCATCGTTCATTGGAGTTAGAGCAGGATTTCGCCTAGTGTTCTTCCTAATGTTTGCTACTCTTCTAGGTTCATCGTAGCGTAACCCAATAAGTTGGTTATGTCGTTTAAATGTATCTCCGTAAACATCCCTCATATACCTATCTAAAAGCCTTATTTTCAACTCAACTGTGCAAAACCTAGCAACTGGGTTAGGTAGATACTGGCGTTCATCAATAAGAATCCCAAAAGGTTCGCCATTTCTAGATGCTTCTTTATGGTTAGTCACCTTATACCTAGGCTCAACCTTCTTACCAACATACTCCAACCAAGTAATTTCAATCTTCCACTCATCCGCGCACTTCTGCACAAAGTCTAGAGTTTTAGGATGTTCTAGCCCGGTGTTGCAAAACACCACTTTAATGTGTTCTGGAAGAACGCCTTCATGCGCTTCCAGAACATTAAACAACATGAACCCTGATGTCCTTCCACCGGAGAAAGAAATAACTGAGGGGTCTTCCATAAAATATTTGCTACGCATTTATGTCATCCTTTTAAAGTATAGGTGTATATTATGACATATTGTAACAAAGTAAACAACTGAATTTAGTAGCATCGTAAAATAGTCTTGACTATATTACGACTACTGTTATCCTTAATAGGTGGTTATTGTACCCTTCCGGTTTAGGTATACCTAGAGATAACCCCTACTTAAAAGGTGGGGGTTCACATTATGGCTAAAGAGGATGTAATCCCAGACCCGTTTGCACAAATACCCCAAGAAAAAGGGTATGACTTCCCAGAAGCACCTATTAAAGAAGGTCGTGTTCCTGGTGATGGTGGGCAACCGCTACCACATTTTATGACATTCTCCCAGGTGGTCAACTGGGCATCTAGAACCTACAGATACACCTTTGATGAGGCACTGCGCCATAGTGCTAAGAACACATTAGCCATGCGCAGGGACCCAGTGATTATGGAGTCCATCAGGTCCAGACAGATGCCTACTGCACAACTCTCATGGCATTTAGACCCATCTAATCCAGAAGACACTGCACAAACAGAAGCTGCTAAAGAACTAACCGACATACTCAAGGCTACACCTAGATGGCAGCAAATGCTTATGCATTTGCTGGAGGCTATGTTCTATGGTAGGTACGCGGTGCAATTAAACTACGAGTGGGACTACTCCACACAGAAACGCAGAATGTTGATTAAAGATTTCAAGCCTGTGAACGGAGACAAGCTAGTCTTCAGGTATTCGGGCCAAGCTGGAATACTAGTGCACGCCACCTTTGATGGTACATGGGCAATCACAGATCGTGGTAGAGCGCACTTCTTTGACCCTGCTGAACGGGAACAAATTGTAATCCACAAACATGAACCAGAAGATGCTGACTTCTATGAGGGCGAACTAGCTGGTGGTATTCATGGTGTGGGTATACGCAGTAAAATTTATTGGTTGTGGTATCTAAGGTCACAAGTTTTGACCTTTTTAATGGACTACCTTGAGCGCATTGGTGCAGGTGGTTTGACAGTGTACTACTTCGAAGCTGGGAACCCACAGTCCCTAGCAGAAGTTAAACAGTGCGCTGAAGAACAGATGCGAAACAACACCATCCTGTTCCCAAGATACAGAGATAATTCTACTGCGGGTCCAGGGATCGAAAGAATCGACCCTTCTCCCGCAGGGGCACAACTACTATACGACCTAATCACCCAGTACTTTGATCAGCAGATTAGACGGTTTATACATGGTGCTGATGACAATGACATGACGGGTGGAGAGGCTGAAACACTAGGCGATGTGCACTCCAGAATGGTGCGCTACGATGCGAACAACCTAGCCGAAACCATTACACACGAAATAGTATCTGTGTTGCAGAAATACAACTTCCCTGGAATGCCCCAGATGAAGTTTGTGTTCGACATAGACAAGCCTAATGCCAAGGACACACTAGAGGCAGCACAAGCCTTTTACAACATGGGTGGAACATTAGACGAGGATGAACTTAGGGCTATTCTAGGCTTGAGCCGACCACAACCCGGTCACGCGATACTAGCACAAAATATGCCACTAAACCCATCCACAATGGGTAGCCAGCCTACAGGGGTGCCCCAACAGGGGCAACCGGGGCCTATGCCTGAACAAGGTGCAGAAACGGCTCAACCTCCAATGGATGGGGCACAAGGAGCGGGGGCTTAATGCCCCCTGCCCTTGTGTGAAATACTAATACTGCGTGTTCTATTTACAACCTTAGGAGTTTTACAATGGAAGAATCTAAAAAAGATAAACACAAGAGTCACCAAATCAAGGGCGATACCGAGGGTAAACGCAATAAAGGTGGCCCTGTAAAAAAGGTAGCCCAAAGACGAAATAACGAGTACTCCACACCTTACGGGCACCACATGGGAAACTTTGACCCAGCCGTGCAAAAAAAACGAGCGGAGTTAGTTAAGCGTGGTTCAAGGAAACACAAAAATGAGCACGCTGGGCAAACAGTTAGAGAAGATTACGATAAAAGTGAAATAGATCGTAGACTTGGGCCAGGATTTGCTCGTGTTAAAAAACTAGAGTACGAAGCTGGTAGTGGTTCAATCCCATCAGGCACTAACACAAACATGCCTAACTGGGGTAAGCGAAAAGACGGTTCTTCAGGCCCCTGCTAACAACTAAGGAAAATACAATGGCATCTAAACTAGGCGATGTTGGGAAACTTCCTACGAGTAATGCACTAGGCAATGTAGGAGAAGGTCAGCAACTAGCACAGCATACCCAGAATATACGCCAACATGGTGCGAATATTGCGGGTCAACAGATCTACAATAACCCTACCACACCTGCTGGTCAGGATGCACAGCACAAGTGGCATCAGAACAACCCTACCCCTAAAATGGGAGGGCTTCCACAACAACAGCAGAATGTGCAGAACTATGTAGATCAGGATGTTGTGGCTAGGGGCGCAGGGCCGGGCTTCGCCCATGCCCAAGCTAGACTACAAGGGCAACAACCTAGTGCTCCACAACAGAGTACAGCTAGTCAACACGCTGAACACAATAGTGTGATGGCCGATATAAAACGCGAAGGTGCTAACGGTGGTGTGCAGAACTCTAGGGTTAACACCATCAACCCTTCTAGGCCTGTTGATATCAGTGGTGATAGAAGGCGTACAGAAGCTGCTAATGGTTGGGCACCCAACTCCATGGATCAAGGTGGTGCAAACTACGCTGCCAATGGACAACGATCCGCACAACTAGTGAAACAGAATGGACCTACTGGGGTTCCACAAGCACCACTTGCAGCACCTACACCTGCCCCTGTTACAAAGACAACCCCACCCCCTGCACCACAAGGTGGCACATTTGCACCGGGTCAATGGAACGGTACTCCAGGTTCAGGTGATCCCTTCCTTGCAAAGATGCGGGAACAAGGTGTAATACGCCCTGACGGATCTCTAAACAACCAAGCACCTGCAAAAGTTGCACCAACTGGGAGCAGTCTATCCCCAGAGCAGAACACGGCAATGGCAGAGTTCCAAGCTAAAAACAATGCGCGCATGAAGGCTGAAGGTTCCACCAGACCACCGGACGATTACACCAAGCTAGGTGCGGGTGAGCAGAAGTATGTGCACGACTTCAACCTGGAGCGTGGAAACATACCAAGACCTGTTCGACCACCTACTGGGCAGGTACCTAACCCCAAGAACCCCAATAAGGACATGAATGATCGTCCTATGGTACCTAAACAGCCGGGTATTGTTCCACCTGCACAACCACCTAAGGCAGTAGTACCACAACAACCACCAGTGGCACAACCACCACCTGTACCACAAAAACCACCAGCACCAAAACCAACTGGAAAGACCTACCAGAACTTGGTGGTTCCAGAACACCCAGAAGAAGCTGTAGCACAAGCACCTAAAGTACCACCTAAGCCTGTGGAGGGTGTAAATAAGATGCCAACCATCAGTAAGTCTAACCCCATTGCAGATACGGTTAAGGCCTCTAATAACCCCGTTCCTGTCGTAAATACTCCTAAACCGAACCAACAGGCACCTGCACAAAGAAAACCCCTATTTCCACGCCTTAGAGGGCGTAGATAAGATGCCCAATATTCAAAGATATTTAAAGGGTGTAATAACCTTCAATAAGCTAGCAAACTTTCCGCGTCCGCTCAAGTTTGCAGCTAAGACATTAGCTGTGCCTAAGGTGACAACACCTAAGGTAGGAAAACCTAAGGCTAAAGCTAAACCCCCAGAAGAGAAGAAACCTCTAGGTGACCATGAGGGTAACCTTCGTGCAGGTTGGTTAAGGGGGAACATTGCAGGTGCATTAACCGACCCTAAACATGTAGGTGTTACTGGTGTTAAGTTAAAGCCAGAGGAACGGGCCTACATCATGGATCAGGGAAACAAGAGGCTAGCCCAGCTTCCAAAGAGCACTAAGGCTAACTCTATCCCAAAAGCTACAAGGTCCTTTGAAGAGATTATAAAACCGGGTGTGGATAGAAGTGCACATGAAAAGGATGTAATCGAACAACTCACCCAAGAGTACGCGTTCTCCCCTGCTGCTATTAGAAAGGGTTTCTCCCACGACATACCTAAAAGTGTGGTGCCTAGCCTTCCTAGGGTAAATGATATAGCTGGCAATAAGGGACTGCTCAACGGAGAACAAACAACCTTTGGACAGTCTCCTGAAGACTTTGTCAAAGGGGATAGTGGTTACTATGTAGGTGCGGGATTGTTTACCCTCAACGGTAAACAATACCTGTCTGGACAAAATGTTCCACAAAAAGAACTAGACCTATGGCGCAAACAAGACCCCAATGGGTATAGAAAAGCTACCAGTCTAGGAGACAACATACCTGGCACATTGCACCAAGATAAAAAAGCTGCAATGGAATACGCCAACTCTAAAATAAAGAGCACATCTAAAGGGGATAGTAAGGCAGCAAGGCTACAAGCTATTGGTCGTGAGGCTAACAAAGCACAACCACTTGCAGAACGCAGAACACCCCAAACTTATCCAGCTAACTTTGCTGAAAAACTACAAATGGTTGGGGGAGACTTAAAAACGGGGATAACCCGACAACAGTTAGCACAGGTTCTACCTGAGGACCACATTGCACACAAGATATTCAGCAATGATGACATGAAGGTGACCCATAACGCCCTAGTGAATGGATTAGCTGCGTACAACAGCACCCTAAGTAACAACACCATGGCAGGTGCTTCTGCAATTGGGGTTAGCAAAAAGAAATGGTACACCGATTCAGCCAAGTTATTCCACGGTATGTTTGGTTTACATGAGAACCGACAAGGCCCCGACCATGAGGACAACAACCCTACAGTAATCACAAATAAAGTTAAGGAAGCTTACCTTCAATGGGAGAAACACCCATCACAAAAAAAAATGTCCCCCTTCCTTAGGAATGGTCTAGACAGTGCTAGGTTCTGTGCAGTACTTGCAGCAACATCCCCAGGCATCTCAGTGAAGTCTAATATGGTCATTGCGTTACATATATGGGATGCGTGGGAAGAGTACAAAGAGAAAGAGCCTAAAGCTGACCATAAGGACTATGCTGCACTTATAAAATGGGTGGAGAAGAATAAACCAGCACCTTTGTATTTGTCCTCCAGTGGTGATGATGGGGAAGACGGTGCGGGTGGTATGAAGAAACCCCTAGCCAAGTGGATGGCCTTAAAAGACCCTGATAGAAAACAGAAGATAGAACTAGACCCTGAGCTAGCAAAGGAAAAAGAATCTCCATACGGTTCTTCCATCCTTAGTGCACTCACTGGAGAAGATAAGAAGGTATTGGGATTAGGAACTCCATTATTTGAAGGTGGACCTAAAATAGAGAACTTCAGACTAGCGTGCTGGGGTGTAATGGACAAAGGTGTTCTAGATGTATGGGAGTCGTACCGACACGGTGTTAATCAAGGAAAGTTTAGTCAAAAGTGGAACGAGAAAGACGATAACCTGCTAATGGATGCAGATTATAAATTCATTGCTGCGGGGTTTGAAGAACAAGCAGCAATCCTAAACAAGATCCAAGTAAACGAACAACACCCAGCTTCGGGCTATTACAACACCCCTGAAAAGAAAAACAACTGGGAAGCAGCAGATATACAAGCCTCAGGTTGGAGCGGACTAAAGGGAATAATCGAGTATGCAGCATTTAGAGGCACAACTATGATGGGTGCGCTCACCACAATGACTGTGGGAGACATGGACAAGGTTGAAGAATTTTCAAATATAGGTAAGGAGATTTTACATGGCACTACCGACCAAGATAAAGAGCTTGCCAGTTTTATGGCAAAAACCCAATCAAGACACGGAAATTCACCAAATGCTTCTAAGGCTAGCAGCACGCAGAGTCGTGCACATAAGAGCCTCAAAGAACTCATTGAAGGAATAAAAAGGGGTGGGGTTAGTCCAGAAACTAGGATCTACGACCTAATACCTAAACAACTACGCAAGTACGCTGAAACCTTTGTGAACCTTATGGCAGCTAACCTTGCTTCAGGTACAACCAAGTCCATGATGAATAGTGCAGCAGAGGCTTTAGGTGAGAAGGTGCAACAACGCAAGGTTGGGAAACTACTCAAGTTTGCACAGTTCACTCCCTCCCCAGGTGGTATGACGGGAACACCCGCAGCTACCAGGACTAACAAGCCCTTTGCTAACTCCATCGCACGCTCACCCGGTGGTAAGAACCTAGCCCAGGGTGCACTAGGTAATCAGATCAATGCAAAGGCTGGTGTAGAGACTACTGCACAGAATGCGATCCATGATGGACCTGTTGGGTCAGAAGAATCTATCGTGCACATGGCCCCTATTGGAACCGATGCAGCAAAGCTAAAGTACTTAGCAGCATGGCACGGTATCTCAGGACAGAAGAAATCCATGCTGGTCTTTACTCCAAACCCTAACGGCCCAGACAGTATGTACCACATCGAGCACCCTAACACGGATGTGGGTGCGGTTAAAAAACAGTTCGACCTAGCTGGGATAAATTACAAGACTATTCTGCCTGGAGCGAAGTCCACCAAGGTGCTGGTGTTTGATCCAAACAAGCAAAAGAGAAACACCGTTGCCCAATTTGCTACATTAAATAACTTAAATGTAGAAGAAAATTCTGGACAAGGTGAGATTGTAGGGCATAATGGAGATTGGAACAGTGCAGGTGCACTACCAAAGTCCAGACAAGCTTATCAAAATATAATAGGTGAATATGAAAATGCACAGATGGGTGGTCAACCCCAACCCCAGGCCAATAATAATGCCGTACCAGCCAGTGATAGCAGCGCAGGGAAAACCCAGTACTCCAAAAAAACCAAGGCCCGTCTAAAGTTTGACCGTAGTCGAAGAATCCTTGAGGGATTCTTACGACAGCACAACACTCCTAACAAGGAACTACCACCAGTTGGGGACTTACTAAGCCAAGACCTAAGTAACATAAAGCCGGAACATTTATCTAAATACCAACAATTAGTACCAAATGCAAAGTGGGAAGAAATAGAGGGCGCAGTTAACTCCCTAAGTAATGACCCTAGCCTTTACGATGACATGACTAGTGAATCTAACCGAAGAGAGATGTACTGCAAGGAGCACGCAAGGACCGTACTCCAGAGCAGTGGGCTAAAGAAGCTAATAGACAGTCTCACAGTGCAACAGTTGATACCAGAACATGCACAGCACCTGATTGAGGATGCTAAGGACGGGGACTACTTCTCACTAGAGGCTATAAGCTCAGAACTAAAACACAGTGTACCTTCACTGCGCGCCTTTGCTAAGGCAGCAGAGAAGGAGTACAACAAAGCAGGAAAGGTTTGGGACAAGATGAGAACACCACAACCACAGAAGTTTGCTAAGAAATCCGCACACGCTAAAGACCAGTACCGTGCAGGTAAACACGGTGTAAACTTCAGAGGATGTCAATACAACGGGGGACAGTTTGCACCAAAAGATGACGGTGTAAAACGCTTCGAAAAAGATTCCAACCTAACACATATGATTAAAAAACTGCGAGGAGTTTAATGGAAGACAACGAGATGATTGTGAAGCACCATGTTCCCATTCTGGACGAGCATGAGCTTAAGGATGGTAAGGGGAATGTGGTGATTAGGCTCGACCAGAAGAAGCTAAATGAGATAGTTCGTGTCAACAATAAGCGCATGGGTAGTACTGGTGACGAGATACCACTCGTCATAGGTCACACCAAGGACGATGCTAGTGAAGACGATCAGCCTGAGATAGTTGGTTACGCAACCAACCTAAAGGTGGAACCCTTCTTCAAGACTGGTAGAAAGTGCATCACTGCAACTTTCAAGTTCTTCAAACATGCTGCTGATAAGGTTCGAGGTTTCCCAAGGAGATCCATTGAACTGTGGTTATCCGATTACAAAATAGACCCGATTAGTTTGCTCGGTGCAACTACTCCAGAACGAGACTTAGGCCTACTCCGCTTATCTAAGGGCGGGGTTAAAAAATATCAAAGGACTATAGGAATGAATGATCAACAAGGTATTATTGAAGGCGTTTTAGCAGGACTCCAACAAACGGATGTTTGGCAATTTCTAACCCAACTCTCTCAACAGGGTGGTGCAGAGGGTGCACCTGAAGAAGGTGGTATGCCTCCTGAAGGAATGCCCGGTGAACAACCTCCTATGCCTGAACAGGGCATGGAAGACCCTAGCATGGGTGGTGAACAACCTATGCCAGAACAAGGCCCAGAAGAAGAAGCACCTATGCCAGAGGAGTCTTCTGAACCTGAAGAACCTATCAAACAATCCCGTAACAAGTACGACAGGATTAAACTCTCCAGGGTGGAGCAAGAGAACCAACTTTTGCAAAAGGAGATCCGTACTATCAAAATTAAGTTCCAGCGTGCAGAACGCGAAAAGGACCTTATTGAGTTGGAAGCAGAAGGGTATATGTTGGACCGTGGTGAAGAGCTTGCACTTGTGCAATCACTCCCAGAGACAACCTACCGTTCCCATCTCCAGATTATTCGTAAGCGTTACCAGCGTGCACCACTCGGTGCAAGAAGCTCATACTATCAAGAATCCCGTTCAGGTGGACCTCGTGGGCGAACCAAGGACGAAGTGGCAAGTGCTATTGAATACGCAACTGCTAATGGCATTTCATACCAAGAAGCACTCGGTAAAATGAATGCCGAAAAAGTACTTTAACTAGGAGATTAATTCATGGCTTTGTACAATCCAGCTTTTATTGCAGGTGGGGATATCTTCCCTGCTAGGTTCGTTCGGATCACAGGCGAGTTCACTATTTCACAGTGCTCCGCTTCCACCCAGTCCATCATCGGTGTGTCCCAAGAAGGCACATTTGCACCCCCTAACCTTGCAACCCTTTTGGGTGGTACGGAGAGTGGTTTAGCAGCTAGCGTTGTAAACGGTGTAGGCAGATCACTTAAGGTGTTTGGCCTAGGCGATGTTTGCGTTATCACAACGGGTACTGGTGGTGCTACCGCAGGTACTAAGGTTAAGTCAGATGCTGATGGTAAAGCCATCAACATTGGGGTTGCTGCTGGTACTTACAATGTAGGTGGTACCGCACTCAATACCGTTAATGCGGGTGAAAAGGTTTTGATCCAAGTTAACCCACATGTTGTGGTTATTTAACTAACTAACTAATTAAGGATAAACATCATGGCAGATTTCGTATCGGGTAATGCCCAGTTTCCATCGGGAACAAACACATATATCCCAAGCTTTGACGCTACTGGTCAACTTGTGGTATCGTTCAGTCGCAATCCTAAAGACTTTGCGTTGAACAAGTATATCACCATCACCCCTGTTAAAAAGTCTTCAGGCTACTACCTGAAACTCAATGCAGAACAAGCTGGTCGTGTTGCGTACAGTGATCTTAAGGACCATGTATGGCACGATGGTAACGATGCCCCACACGGGGAGTGGAATAATGAAAAGTTTGAGTGGTTGAACTTCAATACCCAACGGTATGTGTTCCCATTCAGGTTAGGCTATAAAGCAGTTGATCAGGCTGATTGGAAGATCGTAGCTTCCTACTCTGCAATCAATGCACAACAGGCTATGACAGCGCGAGTTGTTAAAGTCTGGGATAAATTGCAGGGAGCGGTTGGTTCAGGTATCAATGATATCTCCACCATTAGCTGTATTGCTGCTTCTAACGCCTACACAGGTGGTACCGCTCTAATAGGTGGTGACTCCGGTGACACTAACCAAGGCACATCTAAAGGGCCTGTTATCAAACAGGCACTCAACGCAGTGGCTAGAAAGATCAACAAGGACACCCTGGGTGCTTGTGGTCCTAAAGAGATGTGCATGATCATCAACCCAACCGTTGCTGATGCACTTAGCCGTTCTAAAGAACTCCACACCTACCTGAAAGAGTCACCCGTGGCACTTGCTCAGATCCGTGGAGACTCAGACAGCATGAATGGTAAATATGGTTTACCTGACAAGTTGTACGGTTATGACATCATCATCGAAGATGTTGTAAAAGTGTCTAACAAGAAGGGTGCTACCAGAGCAACCGACTATGTCTTGGGCGACAACGAGGCATGGATTCTTGCACGACCAGGTGATCTAGTTGGGTTTGAGGGTTCGCCTTCATTCTCCACCGTGCACTTGTTCGCATACGAAGAAATGACTGTTGAACAAAAGGACGATCCAGATAACAGGCGCATCAATGCTCGTATCGTAGAAGACTACGGTATCGAAGTTGTTGCACCTATTACTGCGTTCAAGTTCACCAATGTGGTGTCCTAATGGCACACGCAACTGTGCTTGATTTACTGGCTAGGTACGACCTCCGTAGAATTGGGGATCTAGTGCTAGACACTGATCAACGGGCTACGGAGGCCGAACTAACTGGAAATGGTTTAGCGGGGGTGGTCGTACAGACCGCCCTTTCTGACGCTTCGGGTATGATCAACAGTGCAATCCTTGCAGGTGAGCGATACCTGCTAGTGGACTTGCTAACAATGACAACCGACTCAAAAGCCTACCTCAACAGAATTTGTTGTGACATAGCTTACGGGCTACTGATATCCAGACGAGGGTACGGTGGTGCAGATCTAGACGCAATGACATCTAGGGCAAAAGAATCAGAAGCTGCGCTAGAGCAGTTTAGAAACGGTGACCGTGTTTTTGAGATTGAGAAAAATGAACAAGCCTCCATACCACAACAAGCGCAGGTTAGTCGAAAGATAAGCTTATTCTCAAACGAACTAGACCGATACTTCGGGATGAGACAATCAACAGCGAACGAACTATTTAACCCAAGGAGTTAACATGTCTAACTATGCTCAGATTATCACGACAGGACCAGCACATATATTTATTGGGCAGCGTACACTTGCATCAATTGCAACACCAATAGCTACAAGCCTAGACACTTTTGAATACCTAGGCACATGTCAAAAAAGCCCTGAGATTAATATTGAAACACTCAAGGAGGAGGTGGTCAATGATATCGGTGGTGACACCCCGATATCCTTTGCGCACCAAGGCCAGGTTGGAACTGTTAAAGCACTACTTAACCGCTACGATGAGGCAATATATGCAAAGATTGCGGTAGGTTTGTACGGTAGTGGTTTAAACCGTGGTGAGATTACCCGTAATCAGATGGGTGTACTAGCACAGGGTATGCACTTCGACTTTGAGATCCTGTTCTACTTCCCCTTCCACCAGAGTTTTAACATACTCCCAGCTAACACAACCTCCCATCCTGAGGGTGTGCACTTCGTATCTGCGGTACCAGTGAAAGAGAAGCTTATGGAGATGGGCACCAGGGCTAGAACACTAGAGATTGAGTTTAAGTGTATTCCCAAGATGCAAATGAGCACTACCAACCTTGATTCTAATGGACTCCTTGGACCAACCTGTGTCCGTGAGTTTGTCTTGTACAAACATCTTAATGTCGTAACCGCAGCACTTAAAGGAAAGGTGAACTAATCATGGCAGCTAAAATTCAAGTAACGGGACCAGCGCATGTTTTTGTAGGACACAAACTAAGCCTACCCTCAGAAGCACTCTACCTAGGCACCTGTGAGAAGTCCCCAGACTTCGAAACGGTGTTCAAATGGGGAGACATCAACAACGACATCGCGGGTGGTGCACCTATTGATTTAATTTTCAAGGGTATGGCATCTAAGCTGGATATTTTGCTGAGTAGGTTCAACGAGTCCAATGTACTCAACTTTGTTGGGAATGTAAACTCTAGGGCAATACGCGGTGGTACAAACGCAGTACCAACCTCACATCAACCTGGTATTACAGATAGTGGTCAGATTGGTTCACTCTCTGAGTACTCGCACTCCTCTGTAGCTAACTCAGGTTATTGGCTAGCTTTAATGTTTGAATTTGGAATGACAGCATCCCCAATAGACCCTGCAATTCCAAAGGGTTATTTCTTCCCATCCGTGTTCCCTAGTGAGTTCTCCTATGCACAAGGTGCAAAGTCCTCCTCAGGTGGAAACGGTTCACTTGGAACCAATGCCAAGAAGGTTGCACTGGGTATTGAGGCACACGCCTGTGTGGTGAAGCCTGGAGCTACCGGGGTGGGTGGTACTAATGCGGGTATGTCGGCACTAGGCGATTATATACTGCGCCTGTACTCCACAGACCCATCCGTGTTCGACTTCTCAGCTTTACCAGTATGTGAGTAAGAGGTGAGTCATGCCTGAACGACCTAACATGATTCCGATTGACCACAATAAGCCTAGGGTTGACCCCCTAGGCTTAAATGTTCCACCTAAACCAGAACCAGTTGAGAAAACAGGTAACACAGACCCTGCTAGATTTGAAAAACCTGCGCCACCAGAGTTAATCCGAGATCCTATAACGGGTATGTGGAAGGATGCACCTAAAGAGGTTGAGCCTAAAGATAAAAAAACTGACTGGAGTAAACTTCACCCACCTAACTGGAAGGGTGGCGTACCTGACGATAATACAAAATGGGCACCCCCACCTGAGAACAAACCAGATCCACGCCGTCCTAAACCTGAACCTATACCTCATTGGCAAGCTCCACCAAATGCTGCACCTACACCTAGCCCTGTTGCACCACCAGTTGAAGAAGCTCCTAAGACACCTGCTGAAGTGGTTCAAGAGCACAGGGCATCTAAGGAACCAATGTTCCCAAAACCATCTGGTGATATGCACCAAGAAGAAGGCTACTCTAAAAATGAGGTAGCACAACGCGCAATGCCTAGCTATCTGCACAAGCAGTTAATGAAACTAGGTGGTTATAGCCCTAACCCAGAACTGCGTGACAAGGCTAACAAAACTATTAGACAACAACAGGAAAAAGACTCAGAGGAGATGGGTGGTAGCCACTGGAGTAAAGAAGACATTGCTAAGTTAGAAGCTGGTAGGGACGAAGACCTACAAAAACTAGATGAGCGTGAGAACCTAATAGGTGATGATAATCCTGCACAAGAGATATTTGGTAAAGCTATAAAGGGACAAACCTCTAGGGTGAACCAACAATCCCATGATTCCCACCGTGCGGGTAATGGGCCAAGTTGGGAACCTAGAACTGCACCTGGGCTAATTATGGGTGGTGAAGCACCTAGAGGATTAAAAGGTGGACCCGGTCCAATAGGTGGGGCAATTGCAGCAGCTAGAACTATAGCCCAAGTACATAAGTGGTTAAAAAAAGATCCACCACCTGCTAAAGTACCCACTAAACCAGTAGAACCTGTAGAACCTAAACCTGTAGAACCTACTCCAGTAGAACCTGTACCTAATCCTAAGAAAGATGCATACGAACGCATAAAGAAAGAGAAGAAGGAAAGAAAAGAGCGGAGAGAAAAAGAGGACAAGGAAAAAGAACCTAATCCACTACCAGACCCGGTTAAAGTTCCACCAGTTCCTAATCCGCATAAACCCGTACCAAAAAAACCCAACCCTTATAAACCAGTTCCAAAGGTTCCAAACCCATTTAAAGAACCAGAACCTAGTGAACCCAATCCATTTGTACCAACCATACCAACAACACCTAAACCTGCAAGAAGGGTACACCCTAAACCTACAATACCTGATAGAAGGGTAGACCCAGTACCAGAACCAGTACCACCTGTGCCAGTACCAGACCCTGTCCCTAAACCAGTACCTAAGCCTAAAGAAGATACCACTAGCACAACTGAAACAGAGAACAAGAAGTCAGAAGGTCCACATACAGAGACTGAAACAGAAACCACTACAGACACTAAGACCGGACTAAAACCAGATACAAAACCACCTCCTAAAAAGGTTGAGACTGGGGAAAAAGAACCTAAACCTACTTCACCACAGAACATACCCGCACTAATGATGCCACAAGGTCATGTGCAATCCTTCCCTAGTATGATCACAGGTATTCCCACACACAGTGCGCCAAGCTTTGAAAAGACACACCTAGAGATCAACTACTACACCGAACTGGGGTTCTAATGGCGCAAGTAAAATCACCCGTAGCTGACATCCTAAAGTCTATTAAGACAGCTATTAAAACCAGCCTAAACATCACCAACGACACCATTGTAAAAATTGTGGCTAGGGATGACCTACCTGTGTACTCCGGTGATTACGACATCTTAATTAAGGCTAACCTACCCTTCCCAGTGGATGAGTTTGTATCAGGTGCGGGACGCAACGCGAGTGTAGTCCTACGCACCATCACCATTGTAATTCGCACTAGGCTAGGGTTTGATCGCAGTGATTCTGATGAACGCCTATTATTAGATCCGGTGTTTGGTCACCTTCTACGAGAGGAGCAGATATTAAAATGTCTCCACCTAAAGTTTTTGACTAACACAGCAGGGAACACAATTTCTATTGAGCCTATGCGATTGAGTGAACCTAACTCAGCCTGGGGTGAGATTGCACATTACAACAAGGAAGACACGGATAAGTCCTCCCAACGACAAATTGCTAGAAGCTTTTTAAACTTCGAAGTCAAATACATAATGGATGTTCCTAATGAGTAACTCAGCAAATTACTTAGAGTACGGTCCAATTAAAATTAACCTTGTACAAGTAAAAGAGTACAAGAGAGAACCTATGTATGCTGACAAGGAACAAACACACTACCTCTACACTAGGCACACACTGAGCATTGATGGTGTGATTGCACAAGACAACGAGGTAAATCTTAAAACCTTTGAGGTGGCAAATGATGCCATCGAGGTCGATGTCATCATCAAACACTTCCTAACACAACCTAGGCAGGGTTTAAAGTATGTGGTAGGTAACACGGTGTTATTGCAAAGCCCTGAATTAGAAAGACCTAATGTGTATTCACCAGTGGACTGTACCAACGGGCCTAAACCCAAAGGGTACACCATCCACAGAATCAACGGTATTAACAGTATCCAAGTATCCTTCACCATCTCCACCGATGTGAACGATGCACACTTGTTTGGAGCACCTAAGTACCCGGTGCTGTCCAACAGTTACACCATGGAACATATCATTGACCAAGATTATTACACCGCGCGAAAAGTCTCAGGACTGATCCACTTTAGAACAGATGTGATGCTAGATGAGAATTTATCACCTGATGATTTTAGAGAGCTAATCAATATCCCAACACCTCCAACCATGAAGCGGGATTTGGTCAAGTGCAGATTGCACCCAGGTTCCATGAAGATGGAGTACTCCTTCCTAGACCGTGAGACACACTTCCATTTAGACACACGCTCAATTAACGACAAGAAGACCTCTCTAGGGGATGTGTTCTTACCCAACATGAAAAACATCACACGCCTAGAGATTACTCAGGGCGTTTCCAACATGAGTCCTACACCCTACTCTGTAGCACAATCCGCATTCTCAAATGCTCAAGACTTAGTTCAAGGTAATAACGGTGGTAAATCCACCACAATGGGTAAAGCTGGAGCAGGGTTAGCTATTGCTGGTGCATCCGTACCTGTAAATGTGGAAACTCTCAACATTCAAGTGTACGGCAACAACCTCTCTGATAAACACGAACTAGAGTACCTTATTTACTACATCGTGCAAAAGAAGCTACCGTACTCCAGATCAGCAGGAAAGTACGAGTTTAAGCTAGAGATCGACTCCATGGGGAGTTATGCAAGAATCCAAGTAAGTAGGCTAAGTAGCCCACTAGATATAAATTTAGGGGGTGGTACATCTAATACCGTAGCTGCTGGACTTTCCTCCTATGTAACAGGGCAACAGAAGAACAACGCAATACACAATAAGTTTTTAGACGCTTCTGTCCTAATATCAGGGGACAAGTTTAATTTAGACCGATTGCGAAACACTAGCTTTTTTGCAGATTTAAATGCGATGGGTATAGTGGATGAGTCTATTGAAGGTGTTTGTCATAAGACCTACATCCAAGGGCAAATCAACCCAATTCTAATAGATCCAGATTTCCCACACATATCCGCTAGGACAAACCTAGACCAGATGCGCGGTACCTTTATGGAACAGATCTTTGTTGAGGGTATACGATCCGATTCCAAAGAGTACCCCATGGACCCACACCAAAACACTCACGAATATTACCGAGATGGGCCAAATCCAAATTTAGCAGAAAAACACCTAGGAGAATAAACAATGCTCCCTCCCTATTATGTCAGAATAAAAAATAATCTAAAGGGTTTCATGCATATTGAGAAGGGGGACTTCCCTAGAAAAAGCATCCGCTTTTACAGGGAGGCCCCTATACCCAAGGGCAACCCACTATTCCAAGTAGGGCATAAAAACGACATGCCCCAAGTGCAAATTTCTAAGCGTTCTGAGTTAAATGCAGCAGGTAAAAAACAGTTTGATAAGATCCTAAACTCACAGGTTAGCAACTTCATCTTCAAAAACTTCCCATGGGACAAGACTAAACAGCCTAGGGACTTCTGGGTTACTAAAGATGTGTTTATGCCCAATGTGTTGCAAACAGGATTTGAATCGTACAACACCTGGTACAAGGCCTTTAAGCCAGTGGACGATAACCGTTCTGAGGGTGGTACAGGTTTCTGGATGCTAGCCATCAATGAACTTATGTCCGGTGGTTATTGGGACGGTAAGGGTGTTGCAGGTGTTCTAACCGGGAACCTAACCGAACTACTACTTAAAATTGAGGCACAGTACGATGAATGAACCTAATCCTGATGTACGGGAAGTAGTAATATCCTTAGGGCATGTCAGATTCCCCTACATCTACGCAAAGTTGTCCATAACCTACACCACCCAAAACCAAATACTAAGGGCACCTGTTTTAGGCTTAAAAGCTAGCTCTAAGATATTTGAACTAGGCTCATCCGCAACCGAAACCCTAGTCTTTGCATTCTCTAGACGAAACAAGCCACCCGATATCCCATCCTTCCTAAGCCAGTACACCTCACTTAATAAGAGGATACTACTAGACCACACCGTAACCATGGACGCACCACAGATTACAATAAGCGATGGAACTACTGAATATTCTTGTAGCGGTTCAGCCACTTACATGTTAGAATATTCAGATATTTATAGTCTTAAATCTAAGCGGTTTTTCTACCCTAGGGGACCCTTTGACGGAAGTGACAGCTTCGCGCACACTTCCTCACTCAATGGGGAGAACACACAGGACTGGACCTCTTTTATATACGACTGGATGGGTGGGATGGAGTACTCAACTATACCTACAGCATAAGGGGAAACACATGATAGATTTTATTGGGAACTACGGTTTATTCACCAAATTAGGACTTATTGGGGGTTTTGTAAGTAGCATCAACGACTTCCAAAAATCACTAGTAAATGTAAAATCCCCCGCACTGGTCACAAGGTTCACCTCCAATGGAAAGACTAAGATCGTACTGGGTTATATCCCTGCTATTGATTCTCAAATTAGCACTGTTAGCAACCTGGTACCTAATGTATTTATAGATGTTGCAGAAAGTGTTCTAATTGATGCGGTGACCACACACGACCCTTTAATACCAGCAACGGTTACGGACTGTCTCCAAGAGCTAGTCTCCCAGATGTACATCAATAACATCACGGTACAACGCCTATTAACCACTGTTGCATCTGTCTCAGATGACTCCGGTCTAAACATAGTCAATGTTGCCATGGTGAACGCTGACGGTGGTGTTAACCAGCACACGATTGCAGAGAACTTGCGCCTAGAGGTTAGTTCTGACTCCTACACGGGTGGTGCAGGTGCAGGGAATGAAACATTCAATGTAATTGCTAAGGACAAGGCTAATGGTGCATTTGGATACGACTACCCAGCAGGTTCAGGTTCTTCCATCAATGTTAGCAGGGTAAACATGAACGCTAGTGCTAGTGAAGGTAACAGCATCACCAATGGGAACTTTGACCTGTTTGATGCAGCAACGCCTACCATACCCTCTAACTGGGATGCTGTAGCCACCTATGGCACACCTGGCACCCATTACCTGATATCTGCCAATGGTGTAAAATTTCAGAACAGGTCTAACATACGCATCCAGCAGAGTGCGTCCTCAGCAATCAGTGCAAAAAAGGTCTACCACCTACACTTCAGGTTTAAACTTAACTCCGCTACCGTAGTGTCCACTGGTTCTATCACCGTGGACCTAGTGGACTCCCTAGGCAATACCATGGTGGACAACAGTAATGCCTACCTAGCCAAGAGCAAGCTATTCAACTCCATCACCGTTGGAAACCTAGGTGTGTATCAGGATGTTGATGCAACCTTTGTAGTTGGGTCTAAAACCCCTAGCACGGTGTTCCTAAGGGTGATGTGCAATGGAACGGACCAAGCGGGTGTAACCGTTGAGTTAAACAGACTTGTCCTATCTGAAATGCCTCAATTATACACTGGTGGCCCTTATATATCCTTATTGGGCCTAGACTCTGAACCAGTGTACCGTGGGAACCGTGTCAACATTTCCATCACAAAAACTTTAGATAATGGCTCAGGCACCTACACAAACAACACCTTCCAAGTGTTGTTTGATAGGCTGTTCTCCACCGCAGCAAAGGGCATCACCCTACCCTACTCCACCACCCCAACCGTATTGGATAGCTTAATAGCCTAATGCAAGCCTACTACGATGGAACGCCACTGTTGCACCCCAGTGAAGATGTACTTAAGTATGCAAGTACTGACGGTATGTTTTTACCTGAAGACTACTTCAAAGAAATGCCCCACTACAGCAAATTGCAACTGGGGCAACTGTACTGGCCTACGGGTGCTGTTAGATTCGGTGCAGGTTTCTTTTTAGTTAGTTCGGACTTCTTAGAGAAGCTCCCCAAGTACGATGTTACGGGTGCAAATGACTCAGAGGACACCGTGGGAGGTTTACGCTCCACGGTGAACTATATGCACCGATACGAGGCTAAGAACCTAGACCTAATAGAAGGCGACAAACCGCTCCAGGCTAAGCTGTGGATGCTACCACCTAGGCCACTGTTTCAACAGCGTAGGGTACCCTCAGGTTTGTCAGAAAATGTAGCACGAATTCCTTACAATCATTTGAATGGTATTTGGGTTCTACCCCTAGTCGATGCGCGGTATTTCTGGAGAAATTTCACCACAGGGGACTTCCAACTACCCTCATGCTCCACTTG